TTGCTTACAGTCGGTGAGTCATAAAAAACAGTTGTTGCTCCGCCCGATGTTGGATTATAGTTCTGTGTTCCGTGACCGTATGTTTTTATATTTATTTTCCATTGACTATAATGTGCTGCTTCAGCATAAAGATCTACATAGAAAGTATCTTGACCTGAATGATCCCAGCCTGCATCTACAGGAGTGCCTAAAACAAATCTAAATCTTCCAACCATTGGTCCAGAAGCTTCTTTTAGATATAAATCCATCATGTTAGCTTGACTACCAGATCCGCCATAATCTCCCATCAATCTATATCTAAGGTGACCTGATTCGTAGCTTTCAGCAGTAACATTAAATTCTATGTTTTGCCAGTTTCCGTCCCAATGCGCAGGGCATCCATAAAGTCTACCTATGTGATATCTTTTTGCTTGAGTTGAAGCCGCATCAATATTGTCAAAAGTATGAAACGCTTCAGCATGATCTATTTGAGCTAAAGTATAACCTCCTAGTTTGCTTGAATTTGCTGCTAGTGTAGTCGTAGCAGAATTACCTGATATGTCTGTTTGATCTCCTGTGTTCGCGCCTGACGAAGATCCTGAGAAGTTTGGTGCACTTATACCTGTTTTTGTAATAGTTAACCCTGTAACAGTAGTTTCTCCATCGTTACCTCCTAGTTTAAATTGATACTGACCAAAATTACCAGTACCTTCATTGGATGTATCTTCAATATAATTAAATGAAGCAACAGTATCAGTAACTCCAATTTTCATTACCTGTGTAGAGTTACCGCCACTTCTTGATACGTTTAATGTATTAGTATTTGTGTTAGTATTTATATTTACAACTCCTCCTGCAAAAGTACCTCCAGAGGCTGGAACATAGTCTCCATCTTTTGCAAATTTTACCCAGGTTCCTGTATCGTCACTAAGGTTTAAAGTTCTTCCATATAAGTTTCCTGCATGTATATCCCAAGCAAGTTGTGTTGCATAAGAAGAATCATAAGTAAGTGTAGTTACAGTTCCGTACTCGTTGGCTTGAGGTGCAGCAGGTCTACCTGTAGTTACATTATTCCATCTGTGTTTTATAGACGCTGTACCAATTGTATTTATATTACTTATAGCAGTTGTCCCACCATCTTGTATATAATCCCCATCATGATTATGAGTACCTACTGGGACATTAGTTAAATTACTACCATCACCGTAAAAATGAGTTGCTTTAGCTTTTCCAAATACTTCAAAAGCTTTATCTTCATTTGTATAAGTACCGAACCTTGCTAATGCTGTAAATACATTTGCTGTACCTCCAGAACTATCTATATATAAAGGAATTCCACCTCCGTGGTCATATTTTCTAAACCTGTGAGCGTATCTTCCATCATCATAAGTTGATGAATTATGCATTCGAAATCCAGTGGTATCAGCTGTAGATGTATTATTGCTATTGCCAAGCATAAAGTCATGACCACTTGCAGCTAATGCAGTTATACTACCTAGTACTTCAACACCTGAACTTGTTGTTTCAAACTTTTTAGCATTGTTGTGATATAGCTCAACCCCACCATCTCCTCTTGCTATAATAGCATCTTCACCACCTTGCGTATATATAAACACGTCATCAGCAGCTTGAATTACCACATCATCATTTATAGATCTAAGATACAAGTCACCTGTAGTAGTACCATCAATATAACTATGACTACCATTGTGATATATTTCTAAATCTCCTGAATTTCCAAACTTTAGTTTATTATTATCAGGAATATAACCATCAAAAGTTATAGCTCCAGATGAATTTACATTAAATATAGGCATACCTGATACGTCTGATACTGAAAATAAATCTCCAGTCAAATCATCCGTAACAGAAAATAATTGTCCGTCAGAACCCTGTACATCTAAAACAGTTCCTCCATCTTGATAAATAGAAACCTTAGCATCGGGGTCATCTAATCCTATACCAACTCCTGCAGAAGTAGCAGGTGTGAGAACTATATGCCCGCTAGGATTTTCTATATGAAATCTTTCATTTGGAGAAGATATTTTAGTATCAGTTCCGTGCGGAATTAATTTTATATGGTCTCTATCGCTTTCTGTAAAATAAGGACCTACTCTTAAAGTACCATCTACATGTAATTTATCACCTCCAGGAGTGTCTAAAGCATTGTCTCCTATACCTACATTACCCGATCCATCGATAGCTAACCTTACATTAGCACTAGAATCTGCTAGAATAATATTTCTTCCAAGGTCACTATCAGTTCCAAACAGCGCACCATAAGTACCACTATCATCATCCTGAACGCTAATCCAAGCCTGGTTGTCTGTACTTTTAAAAGCAGCAACTACATTTGTAGCACTAAGACCTACTGCTGTTATAGCAGCATTTGAAAATTCTGTTGTAGTGTTTATTAAAAATCTACCATCACTGTCAAAGCGTGCATATTCATTAGCACCATCATTTCCAGTAAATACTATTTTAGAGTTTGCTGTTGAATGTTGTGAATCTATACGAAGGTAATTACCTGATGAATCCCATTGTATAGTACCGCTTGAATTATGCCAATCTCCAATTGTAATTTTTGGATCAGCTCCTTCTCCTCCTGACATTAAAACTCCATAATATTCAGTAGTAGCAGCATTTACTGCCATATCACCAACTACGTGAAGCTTTCTTAACGGATCTGAAGCATTTACACCAACATTTCCATCATGACGAATACGGAGTTTTTCTACAATAGTCTCATCATTACCAGTACCTGGATGAGTGTAAAAAGCTAAACCAATACGATCGTGATCATCGCCAGTTCTTAAAGCAGCAATAGCAGCTTGTCTTTGTATTGCTTGGGGTCCACTAAATCCTATAGAAGCACCAACTCCATTTAATACTGAATCATTTGTGATGTCTGATAGAAATAATGTATCTCCAGATACAGATGTAAGTGAAAACGCAGTAGAAGAATCTACATGCATTTTAGCTAAAGGGTCAGAGGTCCCAACACCAACAATATCTGTAGTAAATAATTTACCAGAAACTTCTATATCCGTTAAGAACTTTTGTGCCATAATTTACTAAATATTTAAAAGAGCGTTATTACGCTACTTTTTGTATTAAAACTGTAATTTGTTCATCTGATGCAGGAGCTTCATTAAAACTAACTTTTATGTGGTCAGTTGATGCAGTATCACTTCCATCACTTACACCACGTCTTACATCTGCAATAACAGTGTTACCAGTAGCATCAAATAATTGAACTATTACTTTATTAGAAGCAAGTCCATGATCTATATAAAAAACAGTTTCAGTATCATCTCCTACAGTTGTGCTTGCACTTACGTCACTAAGAATTTCTGCAACTACAGTACCTATAGAGAATTTTTTAGTAGCGTTACTTGCACCTACCCCTGCTAAACTTACTATTCCTGTATCGGCAGTTAGTTCATTTAGATCTAAAGTTAAAGAGTGAGTAGTTCCTTCACCACTTGTTGCGGCAGAAGAATCAATACCTGTACTACCTGTAATAGTAGCAACATAGTCTCCAGTAGTATCAGTACCTAAAGCAATGTTACCTTCTGTAGCAATAACTTTTGCAGTACCGTCATCTAGCATCCATTTGTCTGTAGACTCATTCCAGTAAATAAGTACATCAGACTCATTACCTCTAAGAACTTCAAGACCTGCATTTTGAGTAGGATCAACGTTACCAGCTATATTACTATTCAAAGTAATAATATTATCTGCTAGATTAATTGTTTCTGAGTTAACTGTTGTAGTTGTACCTGATACAGTTAAGTTACCCGTAATAACAATAGTATCACCAGAATCCGCACCTATTGTAATATTTTGATCTGCAGTGCCACCAGTCGATTCTAAAGCAGCTAATCTAGCTAATAAGTTTACATTACTAATATCATCAACAGTTGTATCACCAGCTAATGCTGTAGTAGAAGTTGTACCTAAACTAGGTAAAGTAACATTAGTTGTTGTGATTGTATCAACGTGACCTTCAGTTGTGTAAGAGGTAGATACATTATTAAAATTACCTCCAAATCCTAATGTTACAGCAGTTGCTGTAGTAGTAGTTGCTGTTACAGAATCGTGATTAATTGTAAATGATTTATCTGCAGATTGATTTAAAGTAAAGGTTCCAGTTTCTCCAGATCCAAAACTTAAAAGAGTTCCTGCAGTAACAGTTACTGTTGAGTCATAAACAGGATCGCCTACTTCTAACCATCCTCCTGTAGAACCACTATAAACTTTTAATCTATAGTCCTCTTCATCCGAAGGTGAGGTATCAAAATATATACGACCTGCTTGTAAACTTGAAGTAGGAGCAGCACCTAGAGGGTGTATAGATGCGTTTTGTAGTTGATTACCATTAAGGTTTATATCAACAAGATGTTTAATTTCAGCCATGATTATTTATTTTAATTATATTATACATTTAGTTTAAATAAGCTTTACCCGAGAACGTTGCCTCAAATTTTATTACTATTCTGGAGTTTGTTTCATAAGAAACTTCTCCAACAACTACTGTATCTGCTGAATCAACTACTGTTACTGATGGTTTTTTATTAAGAGAGTGATTAATTGTCCACTCATTAGAGGCTATTGCCTGAGTAAATACTTCTGAACTTTGCGCTACTCCTGCAGGTCCCTGAGTACCTACACTGGTGACTACCACTTGGTTTTGCGAAGTTACGATTTTATTTTTAGTTGAGGAATTAACATGTACCTCATTATTTGCAGGTGTGGATATTTTTACGTACTTAGCCATTATGCTACAGATTTAATAATTTGTATTTGTCCTGATATCAGTCTTTCTGTAACAGAGGATAATGTAAGATCTAAATCAAAGTCAGCTCTATTCCACGTGTAACCAGCTGTAGTAGAAGAGGGTATACTAATACTAAACTCACCTTGAGTTGCATTTGTAATAGTTATTCCATTTCCTACACTTAAGTCAACAACAAGTGATGTATCGCTTCTATTGTCTTTTGCTTTTAAAGTAATAGTAGCTCCTGTAATATCTACTGGAGTATCATCCGCTTGCTTATAAGTAACTGTATTACTAAAAGTAGTGCCTTGTTCAATTTTAAAATTATGAGATCCTGCAGCCATTATAAAGAGTAATCAAAAATATTAGGTTTACCACTTCCATTGTTTTCAATCAAACTAAACCCAGCGTTACTGGTCCATCCATTTGATTCACTGTAGAAGTTCCCGGTAAACAATGGGGCAATATCTACAGCTCGATAGTTTGCTTGATCTAGGTATGTTTCGTTTAAAGTATGAAAAACCTTTTTTGATTTTCTAGAATGCCAATGCCCTCCTAGTAAAACATTATATGATTTTTGATCTCCATATTCGAAAAACACTTTACCTATATCTCCTTTTGATACTCCGTGGTGGTTATGTGTCATTACGTAAAAAATACCATCTATCATTCTGTTTAAAATAATAGAAGAGAATTCTACATTAACATTGCTATTTAAATAGCTTTGTTTAACCATGTAAGATAACAGTCCAGCAACATCTCCTTCGTTATCGTGTTTTGCATCTGAGGTAGATCTATCATGATTACCTGCAACCATATACACGTTAGTTAAATTATTAACTGATGCTAAAAAGTCTCTTAATATTTCATAAGCCAAAATAACGACGTGGTGCCCATATAATCCTTTCCCCATGCTTTTCCATGAGTTGATGTGATTAAGTCCCGTAAAAGACTCTATAAAGTCTCCTAGGAAGATTATGGATACCTTTTCATATCCTCGCTCGTTTACTTTATCAGCTATCTGTCTTAAATACTTAATTACAGTTTTGTAATTAAAGTCTTGGGTTTTTGCTAGTTTCTGTATATCTGCTCCAATATGTAAATCTGCCAGACAAAGAACTCCATGATTAGTGCCAGGCGTTCTTTTTATATTTGCTGTAGATATCGCAGAATCTAGTTTTTTCCTAAGTTCTAGATAGTCAATTTCTTTTTCACGTGGTTTTAAAGTAAGCTTAACTTGATAGTTAGTCTTCTTTCCTTTTTGTGAAGTAACATCCCACGCGTTACATGTGTAACCAGTTACTTCGAATTTTTTTAAATCAATGCGAAAAAACTCTACTGCCTCTGCTAAAGAGGTTATAGGTTTTTCACCTTTGTAATTGTATGTTGTTGGTACTCTAGTGTCTTCTGCTGTACTTTGCTTTGCTACCTTAGCAACTTTTCTTCTGAGTGTTCTATGAGAGAACATATCTCCCATGTGATGGTCTTGTACTATTTCTGCTATTTTACTGTAACTTAAATCTGGATTTTCTTGGAGCTTTTCTCTAATTATGTCTTCTAATTTCACGATTGATTGTTTTACGGATTTCTCAAAAATAAGAAAAATATAGGTGCTATACCAAATTTTCTTCTGTTTACCAAGTTTTTAGATCAAAAAAAGGGGACAGTTTTGACCGCCCCCTCCTTTGAACTAACAATAAAAACTAACAAACAATTATATTATGCTTATTTAAGTTTTTCAACCTCAGCTAAAATAGCGGCTGGAGTAACTGTAGCGTTACCATCCTTTACATAAACTTCAATAATAAAATTATCGTAGTTTTTAGCATTACCTACTGCTTTAGATTGAGAAACTTTTGTTCCTTCAATTAGAACTAAATCGTAATTTCCAGATACTGTAGATACCGGTTGTTTGATGTTTGTTCCACCAAGACCAAATAAACCACCGTCAATGAATCCAGCTTTTTCAGCTTCAGCAACTTTAGCCTCAGTTCCTACAGAAGGAACAGCAGCAGTACCGTAAGCAAATGAACTAGAGTCATTACCCGCTAATCTAAAATGAGAATCGATTGGAGCTGTAATTGTAATATCAGCACCTGAAACACTTGCACCAAAACCATAAAATTCAGAGCTTACTTTTGCAAACTCGATATCCATAAGAGCTTCGATAGCTGCAGCACTTGCACCTTCGAAAGTCTTTACTGGAAGGTTCATAGTACCTTTAGTAGTATTAATAATTTTTACGTACGCACTACCTGAATCTAATGCAATTGTTGCAGTAGAAGATTGTGCTGTACCAGCGCTATACGCAATAGCAGTAACTTTTTTAATGTCACCTTCGCTGATTGGACCTACGTTTTTTGTACCGTAGAATAATGATGCGTTGTCGTCTCCGCTTGTTAAATCAGCTGAAAAAGTTGCGCCATCTTTGACGTAACCAAATTTAGCTGCTTCAAAAGCTGAACTTGCAGCAACATCACTGTTGATGATTAGGACTTCTTTTTTTGCCATGATAAATAAATATTAAAGATTAAAAATTAAATTAATTACTCAGATTGAGATCCCTCTATTGAATTAGTTTGGTACCTCGGAGCTTCTGTGGCTTCTAATAAATGTTTAACTGTTAAATCTACTATCTCTTGGTGTGTGTGTTCTGCTAGCTCGCAATCTTGGTTCGAAGATAAGGAAATTTCTGACGGCTCCCTAATGTAATCTAAGCCTACACCTTTTAATAGGAACCTTTTGTTCGTAAATACTTTTATAAACGTATCAGAAATTATACCCATCGGGCTTTTATGTGTTGATTGTGCAAAAGGACTTGCAAGCAAATTATATGCGTCATCAGGCTCAACAATTCGTAGAACAACTTCTTTTTTGTACTTGTCTACTTCTATTTCAATTTCGCCTGCGTCAGTATCTGCTCCTAGTTTAGCTCTACCACAATCATCATAATATAGTTTAACTCTTGAGTTAATTAAAAACATGTAGTCAGTTGGTAAATCAAAATCCTCATGATCGACATCTGCGTCCATAGTCGCAACATCATCACTATAATCTAATACTGTAAGCACACGCAAATCGTCTATACGTTTTTGTGTACCATAATACCCTGATTGTTTTGGATCTGATTTTGACCAAAAGCGTTGTTTTACAAAACGCTCTTGCATTTTATTTAAAGCAAAGTCCAATTCCTCTGGTAAAAAAGTATCAAAGGAATTAGAACCTACTTTTTGTAGTCCTTGTTCTACAGCAAAATGCATTTCTGCTACCGTCATAATTAACTAAAAGTTTTTAGACGTGCTTTTAAGGTTGTTAATACATCCGAGTTTTTCTTGTCTTTTATAAACAAGATAGCCTCTTCCATAGAGTCTCCTAAAGCGACATCTCCATTTAATATAGTGTTACCTACTTTACGTAGGACTTCTCTTGTAATACAGTCGTTAATGAATGCTTGATGCTCTAAGTTTTTGTCTGTAGCATATCCAAGGAACTGTGTAGGATCAGCTTCTACTTCTCCTTCTAGTGTAATTTCCTTTTGTGCTTCATCCATTGTCTTAGGCTCATATCCATAAACCTGTAATAGTTGATCCATTTTAGATGGATTAGAGGTAACCTTAATAAATTCTTTGTATGCTTCTTTTCTTTTCTTAACTCCAGATAGCTTTTTAACTTTCTCAATTTCGGTATCATAGATAAAATACTTGTACCCTCTATTAGATCGCATTTCATTTTCATCACGCGCTACGTACGGGTGCGCGCATGCGAACTTCCATCTGATGTAATCCATTAAATTTAATGGCTCACCACTTTCATCTACTCCTACTTCTAAATCTGTTCCTCTAGATTCGATAGTAACAGTCATGTTATGAAAGTATTTTTTTACCTCTTTCATAAAATTGATATCATTAGAATCAACTCCAATAATTTGAGGCATATATTTTTTTTGTTCTGCAAATGTTAACCCTGTTAGAGTGTCTCCATTTTTAGAAAAAGTGGAACCTATTTTTCGTTTAGCTTCTGCGTAAACGTGTTCCGGTAAATTTGTTGCGTTAGCTTTTCGTTTTAAAACTACTTTTCTTGAACTCATGATTTTATTTTCTATGTTAAACAAAACAGTAAAGGGGAGCATTGCTACTCCCCTGACTGCTTATAAATTTATGATTTTACACATTCTAGGTGTAGACAGTTTGTAGCTCGTCTGATTGCGATACCACATTCTTTCATAAAGTGTACTGATGCACCATCAACGTCGTTAGCTCTTAAAGAGTTACCGCTGTTGAATCCTGGAGGAACAGAAGCACCTGCTACTGCCCATCTTACTAGTTCTCTACCTTTTCTAGATACCATCTGTACGTTAGTTTCACCATCGTAAGTTGACATATCTAAGAAGATCATTCTGTAAGATTCCATTGGTAATCCAGACACTGGGTGTTTTGGACTATTCAATGCTCTTGCACCGTGATCAAATAAAGGCAAGTGTCTCACTGTTACAGTGTGACCATCAATGTGTCTGTATGAAGTGAAGAAACCACCTAACTGCAAGCTTGAACCTGACCCTGTAACAAAGTTAGAAGGATCTGTGTTCTTGATATAAGTACCAGAACTTAGTTCAGATTTCATTGCGTTATCGAATTCTTCCATACCACCTAAACCTGTAAACAATACAATGTTCATGTCTTGAGCATCAGAAGCACCATATAATGCATCTCTTACTACAGACTTGATTTTTGTAGCTGTTAATGTAGAGTAAGTATCTACGTTAGGAATTTGCTCTAATACACCAGAACCTAATGGAATTGGTTTTCCGTTGTCATCTTTCATGTGAATGATACCTTCAGAAGATCTGTTGTATTTAGAATACCAAAGAGCGTATTCAGTTTCTTCTTTCCATCTTAGCATGTGCTGATATTCTTCGAAGTCATACCATAGAGCAGTTTTTCTACCGTCTACGTTAAATTCAAAGTTTACAACTCTATCAGGAGCATTACCTTCATAACGGTAAGATTTTCTGATAAGAGAAATCTGGTTTCTCATTTTAGATGGAGCAACCCAGTTGCTTTCGTTACCAACTGATCCAGAGATCGCTGTTGGCGCGAATAATTGTACCCAGTTTTTACCAGCTACGTCAGATGATGAGATTGAATCAGACTCATCTGCAGTAACCAATTGTAGAGTGTATACCCACTGTCCACTTGCGTTTTCATATGGATCTTCCATAACTCTCGCCTGGATTCCGTTTTCACTTTCAATAATGTATTGTTTGATAAACCACTTGCTATCAAATGCTACTTTAAATCTTGTGTAATTTGCACCTGATCCAGAAACTAGTGAACTAGATCTAACTGCTTTGTTTAGTCTACCCATTACTGGATAATCGTACTCAATGTCGTTGATATACTTTACTGAACCAGTTCCTTCAGTAAGAAAAGAAAGAGGGAATCTCTTGTCTTCTTTTCCTGCCAAGTGAGTGATCACAGGTGAAAGTACATCAGGCTGAGTAAGAAGAGCGCTCGCTAACGAGTTCTCATCTGTCATTCCTTCAGCGTTGAAGAAATCTTCGTATAAACGAAGTCTTTTTGCGTTGTCTGCTGCCATGATAAATAAATATTAAAGATTAAAAATTAAAAAATTTGCGTTTACCCTAATAGCTTGTCTAAAGTTGGAATATTAGGTCGTCCATTACTAGACTTGTTATATCCTCCTTTATTGCCTTTCATTCTTCTAGAAGCAGTTGGCTTGCTTGATTTTAATTTAGCCTTCAAACTTGCCGCTTGCTTTGTATTTACTTTGGCGCTTACTAACTTAGATATGTCAAGACCCTTATACATAAGGTACTCCATTGCTAATATGGATTCTTGATCTAGTTTTTCTCTATCTATAAGTCGTTGGCTTCTCCCTTTGTTATCAACTGGTGTTGCCATCCAACTATAAAATCTTTTTTTGTCACTCTCAGGAATTGTAAAGTCTCTTAGTCTACCCTTATTAATGATAGATCCAATCTGACCCCAAGTCTCTTGAGTCTGTCTTGCAGTTTCTTGAGCTTGCTCTTGCTGTTGTTTTACTAAACTTTCTTTTTCTTTGACTTGATGTGCTGCTAATTTCTTAACTGCTCTTTCTGAGTTCTTAAGTAAAAGTCCAGCGTCTTCATAATCTTGAATAGCTTCTGAAATTTCCTCTGCCTCAAATCCCTGCATTTGCATAAAGCTTTCTACTACTTTACGCTGCATTCCTTTGTCGTCTTTGTTCAATTGCAGCTTTCCGAAATCTATTTCTTTTGCTGCTACTTTAAAGAACTTATCTGGATCTCCACCAGACACTCTGTAATTTAAATATTCCTGAATATCAGGAAATGATTGAAACACAGATTGAAATTGCTCTTCTGCAATTTTTTCTGCCATAGCCTTTGTTAAATTAGCTATGCCATCGTAGTCATCTGCAAACTCTCCTTCAATATCATATCCCATTCTTTCTTTTAATGTAGATATAATAGTTGCTTCTTCTTCTTCTGTTTCAGTCTCTGATTCTAATGCATCTGCAGCTTCTTGCAAATCATCATTAGGAGCTTCTGCTTCTGTGTCATCCTCTTGAATTTCTTCTGAGGTTTCTTCTGTAGTTTCTTCAACTGTTTCATCAGTTGTGGGAGTTTCAGTTTCTACGGCTTCTGGTGTTTCCGGTGTTTCTTCTGTAGATTCTGCTGCTGGTGTTGGCTGATCATCTAAGAGTGCGCTAACACTAATCTTGGATAAATCTAAATTGTCTTCTTTACTCATGTCAAAAATAATTAAATTATACTAAATTTCTATACATAAAGATCTATAAGCACGATGTGTTTATATAGGGTCTTTTTATGTTTGTTTCTTACTTAATGCCTTCTTCTGAAGGTCTAATTTCTTGTTTTCAAGGCGTTCTTTTGATTGCATTTCTCTTTCTTTCTGTGAAAGTTTCTCTCTTTCGATTCTAACTTTCTCAAGATCTACTGCATCATTAATGCCATTGTTATTCATATCCTGGTCTACAGTCTTCGCTGCTATCTCAAGTTCTTTAACTTCGATTTTGTTATCTCTGTCTAATTGATTTTGAGTAGCTTCAAAGTCTTGAGCTGCTTGCGCGGCTGCTGCCTGAGCTTCAAGTTGTTGCGATTGCATTTGTTGAGCCTGTTGTTGTTGAGCTTGTTGTATTGCTTTTTCAGCAGCATCAACCTCATTAAGCTTTTCTTTAATTTGTGCAAAGTTGCTAGAGTCTAATATCTCTGCAATTGTACCAGGTTGTGATCCATTTTGAGCAAATGATAATGTAAGCTGTTTAAGCTGTTGTATTTTATCATTCTCAATAGAGTTGTTTTTAACAAACACTCCGTATTCTGCTTCTTGGAATAACTCAGCATCTATATCTAGTATAGCCTCTCTGTAGTCTCCGGTAATGTATTGTGTTTTCTTACCGTCTTTCCAAGCAACTTTGGATGTATCAAGAAGTCCATTAAACTCTCTTTCTACATATTTATCGAAACGTCTAAACAATTCTTCTGTCATTACCGAGCTTTGGAAGACTGCTCTCTCTGTGGCTCCAATACCATCAGAAGCTTGTACTTGTCCTTTTCTCTGTCTAGAGATTCCTACAAGTTCTTCCCACTCTTGTTTAACAGACTGAAGCAACTGGAACTGAGCGGCTATGTATTGCCCTAAACTCATATCCAATACTTGGAATTGATTAAACGTAACAGCTTCCCCTCTTTTACCTTCTGCTGTGGAATCTATAAATGCATACCCCATAGCATCAGCATAGTACATAAACTTCTCTTCGTCCCAACCATGTCTTTTAGGAATGGTGTTCATTTCCATTAACATGATCTTGTCTTTGTTTTTAGCAATGGACAGCTCTAGTCTATAGTGGAAGATATTATATAGGATTTGGTAGGGTAACCCCATCGAAACGATTGATATTTGATCTGAATGTCGATTAGAGTAGATACGACCGTTATAAGGGAGTTTACAAACGGACAAGTTTGACATTTCGTTTCTTTGTACTTGATGAGGTCGAATATTAACGAAGATATCTCCATCTATTCTATACCCTTCCCAAACCTGATTAACCCAATAATATTCTACAGATTCTTGTGCGTCAGAATCTACTTTGTATTTTTCATCTACAATCATTTGCTGCTCTTGTCCTACCTCATCGTAATAAGTTAAGATACCAATTCTAGCAAATGATTTCCATACTACATGTAGTACTTCTGCAAACCTTTCTGTATCCATAGATCTAGAATCACGATTAAACGGTGATAATATACCATTCATCGTTTTACCACTAGGGTTTTCTAGTCTATCTATTTCATCTGGTTTTAGTACATCATAAAAAGAATCAACAATAGCATTTACACTCATCAGCTTTCTTCTGATTGCCCAATCCCCATCTTCAATAAATTGAATGTCTGGAGATTTTTCGTAATCAAGATCAAGCGGAGATACTATTTCGTATTCTACTTCATTCATACAAATATCTTTATATGAATAGACTTCACCAGATACTAACCAATCAAAGAATCCCGTCTGTAAATGATCAGGTAGTTCTAGTTTATCTATCATATAGTCCAGGGCTTCTTGTCCCATAATAGCTCTTGCATCTTTGTAGTTAGTAAGAATTTCTTCTTTTAACTCTTCTAGTGGCATTTGCTCTTGTGAAGGTTCCCCGGTATTCATACCCATTTCGTTAAGTTCATTAATAAACTTTTGCTCTAGGTATTTTTTAAGTTCTTGTTGTAATAGTTTTTGTTGGTTATCCTTCATGTCTGAGTTACGGATAACAACTTGATGCGCAAAAGGACGTTTAGATTTTTCTCCTAATAATAAATCTACAACAGGTTTAATAATGTTATAGCTTCTTAGTTTAGCAGGAAATCCTTTTACTTTATGTTTTTCGGAATTGTAGGGATTGATTACATAGTTGTAATCCGCTTCTACTAAATTTCCGTTATATGCGTCGTAGTATTTATGCAATGCAGCTTTATGCTGACTAGAAAAAGAACTTCTGTCAATAAAAGCTTCTATTGTATTTTTCCCCCACTCTTTAGTCTTTCGACTACGAGGAATTTTTTGTTTTGGGATTCTACTCATATCTTTACAAAACTACGTAAAAAATCTCCGATTAAAAAAAGAATCTTCTGTTTGATCCATTTCTGCCTCGAACTCTTTATTATAGAGATCTTTCATGTGAAACATACCAACTAATAGAGACGACACACGGTCAAAATTCCCTTTAGTATTGTATTTAATTAATTCATCTATTAATGCAATATCATAGATATAATGCAAGTTTAGCTTTCTTTCTCCGTTTTCTTGCTGTCCTCTTGGTGTTTTTAACCAATCACGCAAATATATTTCTGCCTGGTTCTTTCTTTGCTTTGATCCCATAGATGTACCATAGGCTCTATTCAATTTTCGTATTCTAACACCTGATGTTTTATCAAACAACTCTGCCTCTGGTAATAGGTAATGCAGAAGTTTCTTTCGTTTTGCATACGGTATAACTTCTCCTCGATCATTCTCAAATCCTATGCGTGCATTGTAATATTGTGCTAATAGAAACAAATTATAATTATACTCATCCTGTGATTCTGGTCTTCCTACATATGAGGCTACAATCATATCATCAGGCTTTGACATATTGTTAATTCGTTTCATAACATATGCAGAACCAAGTGATGCACCAAACCCATCTGATCCATAGGGGTCATGAACAATAAAATATAAATCATCTGGTATTGCTTCTTGTTTGTAAGCCGGCGATTGATATACAACTACAGCTCCTGTAGAATCATCTGTTTTATTTAATGGAAACTTTTCTATCGGGCGCACGCGCGGGTCAGGTCTAAACTCTATACCTTCGGGCGCTTCTACTAACACTCCAGCTACAGCCATTTGTTTATGCAATCCAGTTCTCATTAACTGGTTACGCCAATCAACTAACGATGCTCCAGGAAACATATTACCTCTTTGTTGTAAGAATGCTTCTTTAGGCATCCAAGGATATTCCGTAATATATTTATCTAATGTAGAGGCATCTTTAGCTTCTCTTTTAAGCTGATCTCTTTTTGCTTCTTCTTCTTGTTTTGCTTGTTTAGATAAAGAGTTACCGTCTTTATCCATATATCCAATTTTATTCTGATAGGATGGAAAAAAGAAACCACAATTACTTCCTTGTGCTCCTTCATCCCAGATATTATCAAATGGATATAGATCATAAGCTTCAGGATTATAAAACATAGATTCAAAATCTATTGTACCACCATCCATATCACCACCTGTTCCAAACAATACAATCTGACCAGTAACTACACCACCATCTTCCACACAGGGACGTGTTGCAAGATAAGATGCTTTTAAGTTATCAAAAGCTCCACACTCTTCAAAGATTACAAGACTTGCATCTTTTCCCCTTGCAGCATCTGGATTATCTTTAAATGTAATTGCCTCTACCTCAGACTTATAGCCCTTTTCTACAGGTTGTTTGTTAATGTATTCAAGATAGCTAGCACGTTTATGATTAATCTTATCTACACCCTGTCTTCTTTTTTGCCATCCTGTATGCTCATTTAAAAAGTTCATGTAGTCTGTAACCATGGTCATAATACCTTTTGGATACAAATACTTTTTATCATGCGCACATAGTAGCGTGTAAGAATTCTTTGTTGTGTTGTATATGTTAGCGGCGATTGCAGCATTCTTGTATGAGAAACCTTTACGCCTAGCTTTAGCAACTATAAGATGCTTGCCTTCGGCAGCGGCTTTTTCCATAGCGTGGAAATACTCAAAGTCACCATCCCAGAATCCAGGAAAAGAAACCGTCTTAAAACCACCTGCTTTTTTACCTTCTACAGCTTCAGTTAGTTTTATTTGACAAAAATTCATGTAAAAATAATGATGTCCTGTGATACGTACATCTCCAACTGTATATCCTTCTCGGCATCTTCTTAGTTGTTCGTACCAGTACTCATAGTAAGGCGCACTACCTGGAGGGTCTCCGCAGTATAGTCCGTATTTTAGAAATTTTAATCCTTCTCTTCTAAACTCATTTGTGTTTACAAACATTTTAATCTTTTGTAATTTTTCTTTTTTCTTGTGTATAATCCTTTCGATCCATAGTATGCTTACCGTCTTTTACTGTAGATATGACTAAATAAAAACTTTCACCATGTTCGTATTGGTAGTGACAATATTCTTTTAAACCTTTTAGATCTGATTCTCTTTCAATAGTACCGCTGAAGTTTTTGCCTTCATTGTCAGGATACATAAAATGCGCAGCTCCGTAAGGAACGTGTTCCGGCTCTGGAACTTTAGGCATTTCTTTATAAATAATAGTAGTTGCTCCACATGCAGGGCAAAACTTTTCTAGTAATACATTGCCCTCATTAACCTCTGTTATGTTGAGGTAGCTCTGCTCACATTTACATAGTTGATCTGAATTTGCAGTTAATTGAATATTTTCTTTCATTGTTTTATATTAATCTTCGAATAAACCTTTTGTTCCTCCTCCTCGGATCTTAGATTCATTAGCCTCTTCTTTTTTAACCTTTTCTTCTAGAGAGTTAATAGTGTCAATTGCTTTTGGCAGTTGTTCTGATACTTCCAAAAGTCTTTTTACATCTCGCATTATACTTCCAACATCTTTATCTTCATCTCCATCTACAGTATCTAAAGCTATTTGTATTTGCTCGTTTAAAGCGTTTATAACTTTTGATGAAGTTAGTAAACCTTCTTTAATTGCTTTTAATGCTGATATTGTAGGTGTTCGCTGCAAGTTATTGTACTTGTCCATCCCTCGTTTAACATCATCTGTGATAGCGGTATCAATCTTGAGGTCTTCAAGGAGTCTTCTTTTTCGCTCTGCTTCTGGGTATATTGAATAGGGCGATCTGTAGTCGCACATAAAATATATGAAGGAGAGATACTTAAATGCGGTTCTTTTTTTTCTGTCTTTGTCATTTACTATTATTTTTTTGAACTCAGGTATGATTCTAGCCTCAGTCTCTATTACTACTTGGAAATTTTCTTCTCTGAAAAGTTTCATGATTTAAATTTTTAACTCTATTTGGATTACAATGGAATAAACCAAAGTAAGGAAGTCTTATACCTTCGAATTCACCTTTACCCATTCGGTACGCTACATACTCGAACTGTGATTCAATGATGGACTTCAACTCTTTAGTTGTTCCTCCCATTTCATCTTTAATTTCTTTTATCAGTTTTTCTTTGATCTTATTCTGTGCCATTACCTAGAATTATTATTCTTATGGAATTTATGTGAAAACTGTTTTTTCTTCTTTCTTGACAATGCGTATTCGATTTCTTGTTCTAGCTGCACATCGTTCAAATAAGAAAAATCTTCTTTAACTGATCTTTTTTTTGATTTGTTGCGTCCCACTATTCCTTGTATTTAATATAGTATCTGATCATCCATTCGTCAGTATAGTCAGGAACCGCGTAAATATCGTAGTCAAAATCAATACCAAGTTTAGTAAGCTCCACCTCCTGAATTTCGATGAACGTGAAGACTGCTTCCAGCGAATTAACCGCGACTTCAATAAAATACTCATTACTCTGCATGTATTTGGAATTCAAAACTTAAAAGATAACTTACTAGAGTTGTGTCTTCTTCAGGAACTCTAAATACCAGTGGATGAAAAGAATACTTTCTAGTTTCTTTATCATACAGTAGTACATTTTTATCTTTTAATGCTTTGATTGCATTATTCAATACTGCTCTACTCCACCCCAGTTCTGAGGCAGCCTTTATACGATTGTCTTTTGTACATGGATTGTTTTTATCTATGCTAGATAAAACATATACGACATCTAATTCAGTCTTTGTTAATTTGAGTAATCCGTTAATTGCTGATAGGTAATCTCTTCGGATTCTCTTTTTAGTTGTTGGAATTTGTATCTTCATTGTACTTGATTACTTTTTCTATTTTTCTTGATAGCCTTTTAGCCATCAATTGTCTAACATTCTTTAAGAGAAGAATGATACATTGGTTTTCTGCACTGAAGTTCTTTTTTTGCAAAGTATAAAAACGATCAATAAGTATATTAATTACTTCTTCATTCGTAGTCCCTTCTTGAAATGTACCTGCTAGCTTCTCCGTAAACTTTATAGTTTGGAATCGTTCGTTATCTGAAAAGTCAGTAACTTGATATTCGACTCCTGGTTTAATTATTTTCATTGATTTCTTTTTTTGCCTTAATAATCGTGATGTATTGTTACAAATATATCAAGAAATCATATAAAACGAAAGAATCTTTTATGAACACGTGTATAATAGGGAGTTTTTGTTATAAAATAATAGAATCTATCGTAGTTATTAACAATTAGTCTTTATTTATTAACTTGAAAAGTGATAACACAAGTGATAACAAATTTATTATAAAATGTAGGTTTATAATCAGCGTTAGGTAGTTCAGCTGGTTAGAATGCCTGCCTGTCACGCAGGAGGTCGCGGGTTCGAATCCCGTCCATCCCGCCAATTTAAGCTGTTTTTATTTGTGTTACTCTAAAAGTGATAACACAGATGAGAACAAATTTCAAACTTCCTAAAGTTAGGAACTATAAAAGATCCTTTATAGAAATAGCATACATAGGTTCGCCAAAACGAGAACGAGTGTACAATGGCTCTATCATAGGTTTGCATATTTATCCTAACAGACAAAAAGGAACAGAAAGGCTTAGACAACTAGAAATACTTCGGGATGAACTTACTACATGTATGATGAAAGGCTGGAAACCATCTGATGGTAAATATGAACGTGTACAAGATAACGTACTTATTTCCGTACTTAATTCTGTACTTCTTAGAATAAAACAATCCTACGGCAGACAGCATATAGACTCTCTAAACCTGACGTTAGGAAGGTTTAAAAAATTTCTTACTTCTAAACAGATGACTGTGAGCGCTTTGACTCTTGATCATATTAGATCTTTCCTGGATACCTTTGATTCACCCTCAAAATATAATCGTAACCGAAAACATTTGTCTATTCTTCTGAATAAAGCTAACATCCACTTGATTACTCCCAAAAGTATTCCTAAACTAAAAGAACGTAAAGAAATCCCTACTCCATTTACTGAAGATGAGTTAATTACACTTCTGGATTGGCTTAAGATAGAAGATTACGAATTATATCTATGTGTAAAGATTATGTACTTTACTTTACTAAGACCTCACCAAGAGATAAGAAAACTTAAAATTCTTTACATAACACAAACGCACATATCTGTGCCCAAAGGATTTACTAAGAATGGTAAAGGACGTAAGATCCCTATAAACAAAGAACTTGCAGATGAACTGCTCAGTTTTACATACAATGTACCCGGCACACTAAACCTTTGGTCGCAAATGCCTAAACACTATGATAGAAACTATTTTTTACAGAAATGGAAAAGACTAAAACCTATAATGCTAGAAAAGAACATTGTTAAAGACAATCAGAAACTCTATAGTGTAAGACACTCTGCTGCTGTAGCTCTATATAACAAAACCCAGAACTTGCAACTAGTCTCTACAGTTATGGATCACTCTAGCATTAGAATAACTATGGATTATTTAAAAACACTTAATGTGCACATGGATAATCTAAAGATAGAAGATATGCCTACTCTTTAAGTTCGGATAATTCTAAAACCTTGTCTACTAAACTACCTGGTGTTTGTTTCATAATAGAAACCCAAAACTCTGAATCTAATTCGTAAATAATTTTACTCATTTCTACCCAAGCTCTTTCTGTAGCCTCTTTAGTCTTTAGATCTAGTGGTGTACCAGTTCCTAAATTAGCCCAATTAGTTGCATTACGCTCTAATACTTTGTCAATTGCTTTTCTAATCTTTTTGTTTGTTTGGTAGGGTGTTTGGTTTACTCCTGCTTTTCTCATGATTTAAATTTTAACAAATCCTCTCGAACGAGGTTTTCTATTAGCTGAATTCTTTCTTTGTTTTCGTTTTTAGAATAGTACAAAGGATTAACTATGTATGTACCGCGTTTATCTCCGCGAATAAGTAAGTTCTTTTTTACCAATGCATGAAATGCACGTTTGATTGTTGCGTCCTGGTAGACTGTTTCGAAACCACTTACTTTGTAAATGATGTCTTTGAAGTTGTCTCTAACTTTAGCATTAGAAAAAACTATATTATTAGAATCCATTCTCTCGCACAAGTAATCAATCAAATCACGAGGACATGCAGCTAGACCAGCTAGTGCATACATGCTACCGTGGTATCGTCTTGTACTTCTGCAGGGAATACTTTTGTATTTGTAAATAGGAACGGTGATTCCGTCCTTATGCTTTATACCTGTCATGTACTTTATTTTGTAATTCTTCATCTACTCTATTATGACTAAACCTTTCAGTTCACCGGAGCTAGAATATATTACTTCTATGTCAACATGCTCCTTTGCTTCCTTTTGTTCAAATACTACTTTTATGTAACCCCCTGCTCCACCTATTTCAAGTAGTGACCAGTCATTCATTTACCAAAAATAATAAAAATAATCCTTGCACAATATAATTTCGTTTCTTATATTCAGATTTGTTGATAAGTTAGGTACACCTCAGTCACCTTTAAGGTACATCTCAGTCATCTATAAAACACCATAACTTACTATTCCATAGCGCATTAGCCTATTTTCTATTCCTATTATATAGACTCTTATGTGTCTTTATCTAAATTATAATTACTAGTTTACTGTTGTTTAAATAAAATATTCTTCTGTATATTGCACAACTCAGTTGAGAATCTGATTAATTTTCTACACTTCAAACACACCCTTTGTTGGATCAGGCAAACTAAGACTCCCATGAAAAGCAGTATCACCTTTGAATCTTTCGGTAGACCTCAGATATTATACTTACATGGTAGCACACAGTTTAAATAGTTAAAGATTCAGGAAGAGGTCTACATAGTAAGCCCTATAGTTAAACGGATATAACAAAACTCTTCTAAAGTTTAGTTCCAGGTTCGATTCCTGGTGGGGCTACAAAATTCTAAAAAAATTTTCCATATCTAAAATTGTGAATGCATAGACCACCTAATGTAAACTCCCCCTCCTAAATATGGCGGAGGAATGGTCCCCGCTGAAACTAATATCACTTGAATTATGGAAAATGTATTAATTATTGCTAATGTTACTGACATTCGTCAGGACAAGAACGGAAACGATTATTTCTTAGTAGCTACATCTGGTTACTTCGACAAAGATGACACTTATGTTATGGGTAGATCACTCTTCTTAAGAGATGTGGATAACCACGGTAAGTTCAAAGTTGGCGGGAAGATCGTTGCTGAGTAGATTATGGGGAGCCTTCGGGTTCCCTTTTTATAATAGAACGTGAATGGTTAAACATTACGCAATAGTATTGCAGTGTGGGTCCATGAATCCACCACGTTCTACTGTCCTGTACTTATTAAACAACAACCTACTGTACAACTCACACAACCTACTGTAATCTCCAACAAACAACTTGGGTTATGTGTGTGTTTACAACAACCAGGCACATACAATACATTTCACCTCTATTTAACAGCACAACACAGTTCTGACTATTAATTATATAGACATTATTCTGTTCTGTCCTTAAATAGCACCATACAATACATTACAATAATCACCCTTTAATTTACAATTACATGAAGTTATTTGCATCAATCTTACAAAGATATGGTGAGGATACAGTTCTAGGATGGACTGCTATACTTGTTATGTCTAGTCTATCAGGTATCCTAATAGTGATACTTAATTTGTTTAACCTTTAATACTTTCATCACATGAATAAACCAACATCATTAAAATACAAGCATCACATCTTATTAGATACAGGTGTAGTGTGTGTTCACTACCACGACAGTAGTGAAATCAAAGTGTATAGTGACTATCGTAAGTTTGCTATAGATCATCCTCAACCCGCTTATCAGCACTCACAGTTCTGGACTAAAGTCAAAGCTTATCTACAT